CGCCTAGCGCAGCCGCGCGACCACGCCTGAGTGGCTGGCGGCACTCCTTAGTATCCTTATCAAAAACTAGACCCTGTGCCTTGCAGGCCATCGCACGCTGACGATCAGACATGAGGTCGACTCTGCGACCACGAGCACCAAAAAAATTACCGAAATTTACCATTATATTTAATAATTAAACAAGAAAAAAATTTTTAAAAAATTAAGAAAAAATTTTAATATACTTCGAAATTAAAACATCGCTAAAATTTAAAGATTTTAGAAAAGTAGTTAATTGGGAAATCTGAATAGGACTCCTGGTTATATCTGAAACATCAATTTTAATTTCTTCATAATTTGTAAATAATTTACGCGCGGTTACATAGTCAAAGTCTTCTCCTATTTTATATTTATTTAATGCAATTACAGTTTCTAAATTTTTATGCTTTTTGATTAGCGTAAAAGCAGTCTGTGGTCCAACACTCGGTATGTAAGGACAATAATCGCACCCACAAAGAATACAAAAATCTACAAATTCTGGATAAGACATCTCGAAGTCTTTTAATATTTTCGATAAAGACAATTCCTGAATAGAATCCTTAATATTTGTTTTTAAAACAGACTCACACCCAAACGTTAAAGTATCTGTGTCGTCTGATACAACATAATCTACTTCATTGATATTCTTGAGATAAACGCATGTTTTCTCTGCTTCGCCACCTGCCTGAATATATGGAATACCTGTGTATTCTAAAAATCTCTTACACTCATCTATATGATATTTTGTAACATAGACAATTTGATTAGATAATCTTTTAACTTCAGCTTTAATATTGTCAACTTCAACTTCTGTTGTTTCTTCAGTAATAGATTCCTTAAGATCTGTTATTTTATCTTCTATCTTCCTACGATTATATTGTCTTTTTTGTAATACATTATTTTTTGCTTCAGGAGGAGTTCCATCAAATACAAAAATTGGAAGTACATTATTTTTAAGATAATAATTTATACGGTTTGCAAACCCAATAATATGACTATTTGGTACCTTAGACATATGAACATATTTATAAATTAAAATACTACAATCTATTGCGATTTTTTTACCAGAGTATTGTTTAATTGATTTTTCTGAAATAGATTCAGGTGAGTACTTTTTGATTAGTGTATTAAGGCTTCGAATACCCATTATATCTTAATAGTATTATATTTTCTAACTTTAAGTTAATTCTTTGTCGTAAGTTAGTCTCTAAATTCTACATGCTGTTCAGTTTCTTCTTCCTTAACTTCTTCGAATATTACATCTATCGTTTTTTTAGGACTCTTAAATAACCGATGACTCTCAATACCAATTTCTCGATAATGTTCTACTTCTTTCCAAAAATTATAGAGTACTGGGATATTTTCTATTAACCAAATGTGATTAATATGTATTCTTACTATATTTAATATTTCTGATGATTGTGAATCAGCTGGCTTATATTCTATAAAGTCTGCTTTAGTTAGTCCACAAATAAATAAATTAAGCTGTACTTGTGGATAATAATATTTAGGGCACTCGTTCATTTTAATTTTTCTTCTGTAAGGACACTTTACTTCGAGTAGTATAGGTTCTCCATAAGGGTCGTCGTTTTTAATACATATTCCATCTGGAGAACCAGCTAGAAAGTAATTTGGTTCAATATTAGTTGTATGTACATCTGTATAAGATATCAATCCAAAATTATAATTTGTCATTCCCATAACACGGCAATATTTCTCAATTGCATAATCTTCATACTTCTGACCGTGTAACGTTGCCACATTACCAACAAAAGGTTTTAAATCGTGACCACATTTTTTAAATAAAAGCTCATGAGGTTTTTGATAAGGATTAATACCTAGCGCTGTGGCAGCATCACTAGATGTTAATTTATCATGCCTTTGAGCAAACCACTCGGGGCTACGTTGTTCATGTTGAGGAAGTTGTAATAAAAAATCAATTTTATGATTACCGGTAGTCATTATCATTAAATATACTATGTCTTTAAACCACTCTACTTTGGACATAAAGACGGTTTTATACCAGAATATCCAGGGAATGTACCATACTGACCAGAATTGACTTTACTTACAAATTCTTTCCATTCATCTCCTGAAGAAAATTTTCCGGAATATAATTGACACCAATCTCCGTCTTGCCCTTTATAATAATTACAGTTATCCGCAGTGTCACATTGGTTACCACATTCAGACTCTGAAACTGATCCTACATTTTTAATCATTTTTCCTTCTGATCCAAATGATTTAGGATCCGAATTTATTGTACATCCTACCTTTTTCGAAGGAGCGGGTTGTGGCTGTGGCTGTGGCTGTGGTTGTGGCTGTGGCTGTGGTTGTGGCTGTGGCTGTGGCTGTGGTTGTGGCTGTGGCTGTGGTTGTGGCTGTGGCTGTGGCTGTGGTTGTGGAGAAACAGATGATACTTTAGACCAAAGATTGGGAAACTTAAACATTATGTTTCCATATGACCACACCCAATCTTTATTTTGCCAGGGATCACCTGGGTTTGGTCCACTGTTATTCCAGGCTAAACCTGGTTTATATTGTATAATATTATTTGTATAAATTAGACCATAACCGGCGCGTAACATCCAGTAACATCCACCAACTAAATTTTGTTGACTTCTAATTAAATTAACCTGATAACCAAATAGTTCTGCTGCTTCATCGGGGCTTGGAACTGTTCCATTATTATTTATAGCTATAGACCATTCGCCTTGTATAGACTTGTGGGTTTTCCATGGAGCATTATAAGATAAAGTATTTGGAACATCATATGTATCTTGACCTCCTAATATAGCATCTACGCTTGCACTCGCACCTTGAGCGTTAAATGATGGAATGAATCCCCAGTTTAAGTATCTATGTGTATCTATAACAATCGGAGTGTTATTATTTTCTCCAGATGAAGTTGATGATAATAGTCCTGACACGGGTTCACCATTACCATAAAAGCTATTTGCTATAACACTAATTATAAAATTTGTACCACTTAGTTTATTAGAAACAACGCCATAGCATGTTTTAAGATAAGCTTTTATAATATTAATATAAGAATTATCTATAGCCTTACCACTATTTCCATTCCATGAGACAACAACTCTACCATCATCAGATGCCGGTTCATTGGCCGGTTCTATACCAAATACTAAATCTTCGAAGTTATTCTGAGTAACCCAATCGCAAATTCGAGATACAATGGTTACTGAATGATCTACCCAATTTTGGAAACCTGAAAATGCTGTCACACCAGATGTTCCAGGTAATGGACCGGGATAAACCCAGTTAATATTATTTCTTTTTGGATCATTCTGAATCGGGTATTGATCTGGAGTAGTCTGCCAGGTTCCACCTGAAAATAATTTACTAGGTGGTGGTGGAAATGAATTTTGGACTCCAGTATTCCATCCATCAAAATCTGAATTTGCAGTCTGGACCCCAGGTAAGGCATGTAAATCGAGTACAAATTGAATACCTTGAGTACTTAATTCTGGGTCTGATTTTATAAAATTAAATAAAGTTGTTAAATATTTTTTACCACCGACAACAAACCCTTCATTATTATACCAAGTTTGTGGTTCAGGAGCAGATGGACTTCTGTTTTCTTTAAATCCTCTTTCATTAACATTTGACCAATCACTGAATACCCAATATCCAATTGGGATTCTATGCAAGTCCATTTTACCACTAAGTACTTGATCTTTAAATACAGAAAACATAGCTTGAGGGGTTGGAGACGGTGATTCTTGAATTTGTTTTATTTGAGTATTATCTCCAGTAGATAACCAAGTTTTCCACCAATTTTCCATAAATTGTTTACCAGCAGGTGCGTCACTTCTATCAGTTGGTGGTATATTTCCATTAAAAACACCAGAATCTCCATTTACTTCTCTAATTGTTCCAAGTTCACCTCTTTGATAATTTGTTTTATTTGGTACTTTACCTCCAAAATCACTTTTTCCAGAGCTATTTGCTTGTGGTTTAAATGGTGGATAATCAAACATCCAGGTTTCCATTGTAAGCCAGCTGCCAAGATTTATACCTATTTGATTTTTAGTTCCTGTAGATGGTTTTCCAGGTGTCGGTGGTGGTGTTGGTGGTCTTGGTACTGGAGGCGCCGGTGGCTTTTTAGGACCTGGGGTTGGATAATTACCTCCAGCTGCCGTGTTATTATTTAGTTGGAATATATCTATGTGTTGAAAAAAATACAAATATAATCCAACTAGCACTAAAGTTAATACGACAACACTAACTAGTTCTAATATCATTTATTAAATAACCAATATTTTATTTTATTAATTTAGTTTTTTTAGATTTTGTAACAGTTACTACTGGTGTTTTACTTTTTTCTTTATGTTTTGCGAGATCAAATTGTTCATCTACCTGTTGATATTTAGAATTATA